GCTATTTGTGGAAGCATCTTAGTCACTTCTGCTCTAACTGTTGGAACAACACCTGTAGCAAAGTTTATTGATTGATTTATAACTGTAGTAGCACCACCCATAGCATTTTTACTATTCATATTATTTAAAAGTGTGCCATTAGTGTGTGGTACAAATATTTCAGCACCTCTTTCTCCTACAATTACTGGTTTATTTGGATTTAATTTACCACCACCTGCAAATCGTCCACCTACAACTGGTGTACTAACAGAAGTTTTATCACCACCACCACCTAAATTAATAGTTGGTAGAGCATCAGCACCTGTAAGATTAAAAATACTATTTATAATTTGATTAACTACAGCGAGTTGCATGAATATAGCTATTATTTGTGCAACTAAACTTCTAGCAAAATCTTTAAAACTTTGTAGACCATTTTGCCCATCTAACAAAGCATTAACAAAATCTGTAGTAAAAGCATTAGAACTATTAACTACAGCTTGTTTAAGTTCTTCTCCTAAAACATCTTCTAAATCTTCTGTTGCATCTTTTGTATCTTCTAATGCTTTTTTAAGTTGTGGAAGTGATGTTATACCTAAGACTGCAAATGCATCAGCATTCTCTTCAAGAATTGTTCCTAAATTTTCATTTGCAAAAGCATATTTATCTGTTTCTTTAATAGATGACTTAATTTTATTTAAAACAAAATTAAAAGCGTTGTTTAGTTTTTGTTGTTCTACAGTTAATTTTTCTGTTGTATCAGCATTATCTTCTTGTTGATTTTGTAAATCTTCAAATGCAAGTCTTAATTGTTTAGGTGTAGTAATACCTTCAGTAGCTAAATATTCTATATTGTCTTTGAAAATTTGATCATATCTTTCAATAGCATGTGTAAGTGTTTCAGTGTCTCCTTTTTGATCATTAATAGATTTTTTTAAAAGATTCATTGCACTAACATCTTGACCTTTTAGTTTTAATCCTTTTATTTTTTCTGCGTTATATTCTTTTTCAGACCTTGTAGCATTATCTAAATTTTCTTTTTCTACTTCTAATTGATTATTTAAGTTTTCTATTAAGTTTGCGGCTTCTTCAGAAGATAAACCTGCATTTGTTGTCAATATGATTAATTTTTTAAGCATGTCTACAGACATTTGTGCTGATGGAGAATTTACATAACTTGTAAATGCCTTATTTAAAATTCCACCACTATCTTCTGCTATGCCAGTTAGATTTCTTATTTCATCTTGTATTGCTTGTATATTTTCTTTCGCGGCTCTTGCTCTTTCATCTTGCATACCTTGAAAGTCCATATCTGATGTAAGTTGTGGTGCTTCTAAAGTTATTCCTAAACCTTCTCCACGAATCCTAGCCATTGCAGTAGCTAAACCATTTACAAAAGTTGTGACATTATCTACAAGACCTTTAAAAAATTCACCTACACCACTTTTATATATTTCATCACCTAGCTTTTTAAAAGCAATTTGCATGTTGGATATACTTATAGATAAGTTATCCATTTTAGCAACCATAGCACCACCAAACTGTGTTTCTAACACATTAACTAGAGACTCTGTTATGACTTGCGCACCCTCTGCTGTTTGACCAAATTCTGTAAGTTCAAGTCTAGATAAACCTAACTCATCTTTTAAACCTGAAAATACATCAATACCTCTATCTGCTAACATATTAAGTTCTTGTAAACCTAAAGCACCTGCTTTAGCTCTTTGAACTACTCTTATCATGGCTTCAAATGCGCCACGCTGATCAACTGCAACAGATGCGGCATCTGCAAAAACTTGCATCATTCTATTCGTTGGGTCTATACCAACAGATCGTAAACTTATAAATGCTTTTGTGACTGTATCAATTTGAAATGGAGTTGTTTCTGAGAATCTAAGTACTCTATCAAAGGCATCATCACCTGCTTCTATAGAACCATATACAGTATCTAAAGAATCTTTTAAATCTTCAAACTCCATTCCTGCTCTTAGAGAAAAAGCAGTAAGTTCTTTAAGACCTATTAAAACTGCACCTATAGCCGCTGGTCCTGCTAATTTTTTTAGACTTCCTGCAAGTGCACCACTTGCACCCCCAACTGCACCAAAAGCTGCACCACCTACAGCACCTGTAGTTTTTAATTTACCTTGAACTTTGTTTAGTTCTTGTTTTAGCTGTTTAGTATCAGCTTCTATACGAACTATAAGTTTATCTATTGGACTAGCCATCAGGATATAACTCCATTAAATTATGTAGGTCATCTTTAGTCATTGGGGTTTCTTTTTCACCACCATTAAATTCTTTAAATCCATCTATAGCCATATAGATTTCAATAGGACTAGATTGCCAAAAATTACTAGGAGACATACCCATCATGCCCACGCAAATTGAAAAAAAGCGTTTAATGGGTAGGGAATCATCTACTATTCCCCCTTTTCTAACTTTCCCTCGTCTGTTTCTTCCTCTGAATCATCAGTTAAGGATTGTGCAATCAAATTAGCAACTATGGCGGTAGCATTAACAATTCCTGCTTCTTGTACTAATTTAATTACGTCTTTTCTTTGAAGATCATTACCACCACCTCTTAGTGCAGGTAATAAAACATTTATAACATCAGTCAATCTAATGTCAGCTTCTGCCATTTTTGTAGCAAGTTTAATAATACCACAATTACAGGCATCTTCTATTTGCATTATTGCATCAATACTTAATCTAGCTTTGTAATCTTTACCTGCTAAATTTACTGTGGTTTCACCCTTTAGTTTGTTTGTCATCTGACTTTTTCTCCTTTGGTTTAGGTTTACTTGCACCTGCAAGTTTTATATGAACTATGTTATCTCTAAAATCTTCAACAGAAGATACTATCTTTCTATCTTTTCCATTAACATTTATGGTATCGCCAAGTTTATATAAATTTGTTAAAACAAGAACATCTGTTCCAAGTTGCAACATACCATTAACTGTTTCACCATCAATTTTGACTTCTACTTTATTCCAAGCCATGATTAGATTGTTATAGTACTACTAAATGCTATTGCACCTGATGATTCTAAAGTGACTGAGTAAGTGACTTCACCATTGTATTCACCTGCATATTCAAGTGATGCAACCATAAAAGCACCCACATACTGACCAAAGTCAGGTAATACAATACCAAAATTAGTAAATGTAGAAGCATTCATTAAACTTCTTAATGTTTCTTCACTAGCAAGATCAGTAAACACTCCTGAACCTGAAATACTCATAGAATGTATTCCACCATCAGCTAAAAGTGTTCTATTACCACTACTATCTTTATTTGTTATATCAACTGCTTCATCATTTAAAGTTATTGATGTTGATCTAAGACCACCAATAGTTGTAAATGCTTCAGGTGATGCTCCATCTCCAACTTTAAGTAAGAGAGCTGAACCTTTTTGTGCCGCCATAATTTTCTCCTATAAAATTAGCTTGTTCCTAATATTATTGCACGAAATCTCATGACTCCATGTCTTGTCACACCATCTGGGTCTCTTAGTATATCACTAAACTCAAATCTTAGATTTATAAGATTAAATCCTGATACACTTAAACTACTATCATGCAATAAAGTATGGATTCTGTCCATAATTTCCTTTGTTTCTTTTGCACCTTTGTATTGTGACCATATATGTATATTTAAGGTTGTTTCTCCACCATCAGCATTTTTTGTTCCATAATCTATAGTTGTTTCTTCTCCTAATGAAACAAAAGGATAACTTGCACCTTCTAAAACTTCATCATACACACCTGCACCTAAAGTAGATGTTAAAGTGTTATCACTAGATAAAGTGCTATATATAGTACTCTGTAAGGCAAATTGACCTATACTCATTTCAATATACCTTTTTTAAACATAGCTTGTATTTTTCTTTTATTTTTTTGTAAAGCAGGTTGCATAAATGGTCTTTCAGTCATATTAGTTGTGCCATACTCTAAATGTTTTGAATAAGGTGCAGAAGATATTATTTGACCTACTACACTTCCATCTGCTTTAACATCTACATCCATAGTTATATTGCTAACTAAAAAACCTGTATCACTTGCAGGTGGTTGATTTGGTGCTGATGCTCTATGTGATCTTCTTGGTTCGTACTTTTCATACATTCTACCTGTACCACCTTTCATAATACTTTCTTTAGCTGTATTTTGAACCATTAGTGTTCCACGAGTCACATATTCTTTAACTTTATTTTTTTTTAATCTATCATTAATTTTTTTATTGAATTCATTTAAATTTTTAATTTTGAATTTTATACTCATACAGCTACTCCTTCTTCACAAAGAAGTTTTAAAAATCTATCTCTTTCATCTACATTTATGATTGCTCTTATATTAAAGAGTTTAGTATCATAACTAATACGAGAAGCGTTAGTAATATCGGTTCTATAACGCACTGTAATCTCATGTGACACGCTTCCTACTACCTTCCCTTGTGCATACACCTCTTTACCTGTTTTGGGTCTTATATCAGCGTAGATTGTGGCAATGTCTGACCACCCTGAACTTATACCACCACCTGCATCTCTAGTTGTGCCTTGTCCTTGTAGTGTGATTGGGTGTCTTAGTTGACCTA